CGTGATCGGGCATTCTTACTAGAGCATTCATATAAAAGCTAGGAAGTTCAAAATGACCAAACAAATACTTTGTTTTTATGTCTTTCATCTTCTTCCACTCGTCGCCAACTAACCAAGGAACTAATGCAACGTCATCTTCAATAAAAATTTCGTCTACAAATGTAATTCCTGGAATGTGTTTTGCAAATGCTGTAGAATTTACGTCACGTTTGTCTTTGTAGTATAGATCGTGGTTACCATCAAAGAAGTAAAACTTCTCAAATGCTTTACCTAGCTTTTCCATACTACGAATTGTTGCATCCATAGTGGTAAGATTGAGTGAATTTCTATTATGATGCCAGTCTCCGCAAAAAATACCAGTTTCACAACCATTGGCTTTTGCTGTTTCTATATACCAATCAATAAATTCTTCGCAATCTTCGTTATGTACACGACTATTACCTTTTAGACCGAAGTGGATGTCTGTAAACACCGCTGCTTTTTTAAACAAAGAGTATCCTCCAAATATACTTGTTTAAGTATATGTTATAATTATACACCTGTCAACCATTATTTTTTCGAATGTGGCGACATAGATGCTTCTTCGTTTCTTTTAACGCTTGCTTCCCATTCGCCTTGACTTTGTCTAGTATAACTAGGATTTAAATCATTCATTTCGAGTATGTCATCTCTAATGTTTTGATTGCGTTTTTCAATGTTAATTACTCTAACAAATGAATTTGTAACTGCTGCTGTATAATATGCAAAAGGATTATCTGATTTTGACTCGTCAAACTGCAAACCAATTTGTGCAAGTTGCAGAATTGCTTGACCTTTCATTTCATCATTGTATGTATAGCCGCGAACATTACCTCTTGTAGCATATCTGTCTACTAATTTTAGCCACATCATTGCAAGTTTATCAGTTGCTTTGCCGTGTGTATGACTAAAATGTCCATTATCCATACCTCCGATCCAATGACTTTTCCCTACAAGTACTAATTCGCCGTCGTCGTTGTATTTGTAATGTTGAAATGGAGGAAAAGGAAGTTTTACTTTTGTATCTGCTACTGTTTTTGGATTTTTTTTACGTCCAGGTTCGTTCGGAATGTGATCAAACGTCATAACACGAAAGATTAATTCTTCTTTTGTAATTTCTGAAGGTAAAGTTTCGCAGTCTGCTTGTTTAACTTTTTCGCCTAATGCTTTTCTACGATCATATTCCTGCGAACTAAGTTTTTTTGCTTTGTTACGCTTTGCTTCTGCAACAGTTAAGCGATTAATTTTTTCTACACTAGGTAAAATAATATCATAGTCTGCGTATTCAGGTTCAATGTAACTGTTAAATTTATTTTTTGATTTATGTATCTCTTTAAGTATGTCTTTATTGTTAAGATAATTCTTAGGTCTCATCAACTTCTCCGGTTATGTTGTATATATTATAATATACGTAGATAATTTTGTCAACTAAATAGTAATGTAGGAGACATATCAAATATGCCATTTAAAATCAATTTCAACGCCAGTAACTTTGTAAGCAGCATTGTAAGTGATGCAAAAAGTGCTGTTAAAGGAGCAATAGGCGAAACTATTAATAATAAATTAGGTAGTTTAGGACCTCTTGGCAAACTTGCAGCAACATTCATAAATCAAACTGGCGGCTTTGGAGCCTTTTCTAATAACAATAGATCTATTTCTAGAGCAATTATTTCGTCGCAAAACACAGTTAGCGATGCAAGTGATTGGCGTGTTAGTATAAGTGTTCCTGAAATATTCCAAAAAGAAGGTAATATTTTAGCTCCTTTACGAGAAGAAAGCGGCAACGGTGCTTTTAATACTGGTAATAGAATGATATTTCCGTTTAATCCTACAGTGTTATTAAGTCATAGTGCAAATTATTCTACAATACAACCTACACATACTAATTATCCCTACAATGCATATGAAAGCAGTCAAATTGACGCTATTACAATTACTGGAGAATTTTATCAAGAAAATGAAAACGATGCAAAATACTGGATTGCTTGTTTGCATTTTTTAAGGACTGCAACAAAGATGTTTTATGGTAACAGTGATCCATTAGGCAATCCTCCAATTGTATGTAGATTAAATGGATACGGTAAGCATGTTTTAAATAGCATTCCTGTTGTTATAACAAACTTCACAACAGATTTACCAGTTGATGTAGATTATATTTCTTGTGTAGTAGATGGACAAGTTAACTATGTTCCTACTCAAAGTGCAATTACAGTTACTCTGCAACCACAATACGCAAGACGCTCTGCATCAGGATTTAATTTAAATGAATTTGCTAAAGGCGGTCACATAAATGGACCTGAAGGATTTGTATAATGGAAAAAAATAGTTTAAGTCCTTATGCTCGTACACCGATTAACAAGGTTGGATATTTAGATATATTGTCTCCTAGGCCTGTTCCAAAAAATCGAGACGATATACTTTTTACAATTACTACAGAGTTTACATATAGACCTGATTTACTTGCATATATTACATATGGTGAAAAAGATTTATGGTGGGTCTTTGCACAAAGAAATCTAGATGTCCTTAAAGATCCAATATTTGATTTTGTTGCAGGAACAGAGATATATCTTCCAGATCCTGCTGCATTAAGAAATACATTAGGATACTAAAATGGCATTTAGTTTTGTAAAATCTCTTAAACAAAATCTTACTTCTAGTGTTGTTAATACAGTAAGCCAAAATATTAACAATGCAGTTCCTGGAGTTAATAGTCAAGTTATTAATGCTGCACTTTCAGGTGGAAGTGTTAAAGGTGCTTTATTAGGAGCAGCTACAGGTGCGTTAGGAAACCAATTGCTAGGTGGAATACAGAGTAAACTAGGTGGCTTAATTGCAAATGCTCCTGAGATACAAGGACTTGTAAATAATAATTTAAGAGTTGTTGAAAGAGGCATTGCTGATTTAGCAGGTATAACTGGAGGAGAATACGGTTTAGTTTTAGACCAGTTTAGAGAACTTTCTGGTAGATCTGTTATATCTGGTGATTTTTTAAGTAACAATTTTTTACCGTCGTATAAAGGTGACGATAGTTCTGCAAGTAAAATTCCAAATCCTTTAAGAAATCACAATGGCATGAATTATGTGGTAACATTAGGTGTTTTAGATCCTAATGAATTTAATAATCCTGCTAGTTACCGAAATGCAGGAGGATTTAAAAACTTTGTAATTCAAAGTTCAGGCGGTACAAAAAAACGTTATCAAGTTTTTGACGAAACTGGCGGCGGACAAAGCGATCATGCAGAATATTATATTGATGATATAGAACTAGAAAGTATAGTGGCACCAAATCCTAACACAAGAATGACATTAGGAACTAATTTAACATTTACAGTAACTGAACCTTATAGTATGGGCAACTTTATACAAGCACTAGTTGGCTCAGCTAGTGATGCAGGATATGCAGGCTATACACAAGCACCTTTTTGTTTAAAAATTGATTTTGTTGGTTGGAACTTAGGTGGAGAAAAAAATGCAAACTTTACCCAGCAACCGATGTTTATTCCTATACAAATAATCAACATGGATTTTGAAGTAACAGGTCAAGGAGCCAAATATGCTGTAAAAGCAGTTCCAATGAGCGAATGCGGTTTGGCTGATAATATTAATAAAATTACTAGTGCAGTTCGTGCAACTGGAACACTAGCGCACGAGGTGTTAGAAACAAACGATCATTCTGTAACAGGAACAATGAATCGTGCTATTGAAGATTTAGAAGAAGCAGGAGCAATTGGTCCGTATGATAGATATATAATTTGTTTTCCGAAGACTAGACAATCATTAAGGCAAGCATTACAAAGAGGAGACATAGACGAAGCTGCTTTTACCACTTCACCTGAAGAACAAGAAGCCCAACGTAGAGGATTAAACATTCCTGATGACGGAACTAGAGCTACATTTTCTCCTGAAATAATAACAGTGTCTCAACCGAGCCAAATATATTCTGTACTTAAAACATTTGCAGAAGACACGAGCCAGATGAATGCTATTGGATTGAGTCCATTAAATCAAGATACTAATGCACCTGGTAATTCTGGCGAAGCAGATCCTGTAGCAGCAACTGATACAAATTCGGGTATAGTTGACAGAGGTAATCAAGCCACTGCGCCTGCAGATAAAGCAAGAGATTACCAGTTTAACCAAGGTCAACAACTTACAAGTATTATTGAAAAAGTAGTTTTACAAACAGATTATGCAGCAGAAAAGGCTACTGAAGAAACTACAACAGGTCTTAATAAATGGTTTAGAATAGACACACAAGTTTTTATTGATGAAAATGCTTTAACAGAAAATACAATGGGACGTAGACCTAAAGTATATGTTTATAGTGTAATCGAATACGAAGTTGACGAAGCAGTAAATATTGCAAACAACAAAAAAGCAAAAAATACAGCAGGATTAAGAGAACTAGCAGTAAAAGAATACAATTATATCTATACTGGCAAAAATGAAGATGTGTTAAATTTTGATATTAACTTTAATAATGCATTTATGATGACAGCATATGCTGATTTAGGTATGAATACGGCACCAATTAGAGATCCAGATAATGCAAAAACTGCCTCTTCTGGAAATGAACAAGTTAAAGGCGCAACTATTTCTACTCCTGGAGATCTAAAAAGTAACGACGATCCAAACGGTTCTACTCAATTAGCAACTGATATGGCAGAATCAACAGGTATAGCATCTAATGATGTAAGACGTAAAGTTGCTGAAGTATTTCATGATAGAATAACAAACTTACCTGTTGACATGGTTTCTGCAGAAATGCAAATAATGGGAGATCCTTATTTTATACCTCAACAAACAGGTAATTATATAGCTGACAATAGTTCTAATCCGTCAATGACAGAAGATGGAACAATGAATTATTTAGATCAATCAGTTTTTTGCATTGTTAATTTTAGGACTCCCTTTGATTATCAGGTAAAAGGAGCAACAATGGAATTCCCACAAATTGTTCCAGGGTTTAGCGGACTATTTCAAATTTGGGCAGTAACATCTAGTTTAGCTCAAGGTAAATTTACTCAAACATTAAAAATGATTAGACGTAGAGGTCAAGATGACGAAGAAACAACTGGATATAGCGGTGTAACGGAAGCAAATAATGATGCTGCCCTCAACGGAGACGGTACTCAATCTGACGGAACTGTTGGAACAGGTGCACGCTCGAGCGATGATTGTATGCCGGCAAATAATACAGACACCGGAATACTAACTCCTGCAATTGATAATAAAATGAGTAGCGATAATGCCGCACCATTACAGCGAATTGAACAAGCGTTTAATGCCGCAGCAGAAAGTTTTAGCGATCTTGGTACAGGCATTGAACAAGATATAACAGGAACACTTAATGAAATTACTGGTATATCAGATAAAGCACTTGTAGCAATTGGAAGTGTATCTAGTGCAAGATTAAGAGGAGCAATGGGTTCTATTAGACCAGGTGACGAAATGAATGCATTAGATGTAATTGCAGCAGAAACAAAAATAGTCAATGATGCAAGGAACGCTGCCAACGGCGTAGTAAATAATGCAGTGAATGAAATAAATTCAGTTACTGATGCAGCAAAAAATCGTATTAATAATTTATTAGGACCATTTTAATGTCAGAAGAAGATAGCGGCTTACCAGAAGAAGAAAGTGGCAAATTAGATCAAACAAATTCTGTCCCGGTACAGGGTGTTGGCCCGTGGAAGAATGAAAATGATATGTGGACATTCCAAAATGTTGACGATGTTTATGAATATGGAAAGGATGTTGCAACAGCAGACTTGACAATAGTATTGGTTTTAGATAATGCAGATGCAATTGACTTATATCCTCAACATAAACATTATTGGGTAATTGACGTATACCAGTACGAAGGTGATAATGACGATACTTTAAGAGTACAGCATCTTACAGAATATTATATAGTAGCAAGAGAAGACGGCCAAGAACTTGATGGTTTTGTAGATTGGTTTAGAACTAATGTTGATAGTAGTTATGTAAAAATGGATTCTTACCAAGGTGCTCCTGTTCTTGTAAGAAGTTCAGCATATGACGACAGTCGTCCAGCAACACAAACAGATTCTACAACAGGAGCTAACGGAAATTCAGTTGTAACAACTACAAATTTGACAGATGGCGCAGCAACAGCAGACACAGAAAGTGAAGTTATCCCTGCAAATGTATCAGGCGCAGACGATGAAGCAGAAGCACAGAGAATTGCATCAGGAAGGCAAGCAATTTCTGATACCCTTAATGATGCTGCAAATAGGTATACAGAATTTATTCCTGGTGAAAACGCTGCTAATGCATACGATGATGCTATTTTAAGACAAGCAAGAGGTTTAGGAACAGTGTCAGATATAAGTGCGCCTTGTTTACCAAATACACAAGGAACAGGAGCCGGCAGTAATGGTGCTTCTAGCGGGTTTTATGAAGACGCAATTCTAAGACGTGCAAGAGCAAACGGCGCATCACCCAGCTCTAGCGGAGATGGCCAACAAACTTCTCCGACCACTGTAACAGGAAACGATAATCAACAAAATAACAATTCAACTAACAACCAATCAAGACCACCAAGTGTATATATATACGAGCCAATGACCCCCGGTTTTGATAGATACGATTTTAATAGTGGTAAAAAAGTATATACACCTGATGTTGGACCTAGTAGAAACAGCTCTTCCCAACAAACAAATGCATCTACAACTCCTACAGCAGCCGAGGCAAGGGCTACAGAAAACACTAGAGTAAGTAATGTTTTAGCAGCAAGAGCATCCGGAGCAAACATAGGATTTTAAAAAATGGCAAACAGCGGAAATTATACTAGAACCACAAATACTCAAACTACCGGTTTTAGAGACAGAGGCCCTTATGAAGCAATTATAGTTAATAATTTAGACACAACATACATGGGAAGTCTTGTTGTTGAACTTTTGAGATATACAAGCTCAGGCGGCACACCTGAACGCAGTGGCCAATTACTAAATGTTAAATATCTTAGTCCTTTTTATGGCGTCACTCCTAATGCAGGAATAACAGCAAACGACGGATACGAACATACCCAAAAAAGTTACGGAATGTGGATGGTTCCTCCTGATATAGGAACAAAAGTACTAGTAATTTTTGCAGAAGGAAATGCTAATCACGGATATTGGATTGGTTGTATTCCTGCAGACAATATGAATTTTATGCTTCCTGATGGAAGAGCATCTACAGAAAATACAACTTCGTTAACACCACCTACTTTGTTAGGTAAAAAACTTCCTGTAGGTGAATACAATAAAGCAATTGAAACTGGTAGTGTAGTTGACCCTACACTTTTTGCAAAACCGTACAATAAAGATTTTTCAGAAACATTAGAAGTTCAAGGATTATTAAAAGACGAGGCTAGAGGAACTACAACTACTAGCGCAAGACGCGAAATACCTAGTATGGTATTTGGTATAAGCACACCTGGTCCAAAAGATCGAAGAAATGGAGCGCCAACTGTTGAAATAGGAACTAGAGACGGTAAAATTGCCGTACCGTCAAACAGACTAGGTGGCAGTAGTTTTGTAATGGACGATGGCGACGAAAACTTTGTACGTGCAACACATGCCGAAGACGGTCCACCTATCTATAAAAATAAAGGTGCAAACGAAGAAGGCGGCGACAGAACTATACTACAAAACGAATTAGTAAGGTTGAGGACTAGAACCGGGCATCAAATATTAATGCACAACTCAGAAGATCTAATTTATATTGGTAATTCTAGAGGTACTACATGGATAGAAATGACCAGTGACGGGAAAATTGATATTCACGCACAAGATAGTGTAAGTATTATGACTGAAAATGATTTGAATATTACTGCCGAACGTGACATTAACATGGAAGCTGGAAGAAATATCAATCTAAAAGCAGCTGGAAGAAATACTAAAGGCACAACAGGCAGAGTACAAATTGAAGCAAAAAATGATTATAATTTACACGTTGGAAAAAATAGTAAAATTACAGTTATGAAAAACCAACATATTGCTGTTAAGGAAACGCAATATATTGATACAACAAAATCTTTACACATTAAAACAGGTCAAGACAATAGATTGACAGCTACAGGTAATACATTTATTAACAGCGGCAAAGAACACAGAGAAACTGCAACGTATATCCATATGAATGGTCCAAATGCACCTGTTGCAAATCCAGCAAAGCAAGTCGAACCGTTAAGTGTTTACACACTACCTCGAGTTAAACCAGGAAACTTAATTGGCAGTTATGAATCTATTCTTACACGGTCTCCACAACACGAACCTTGGCCGCATCATGAAAACTTAGATCCTGTAATATTTAAAAAAGGGGAAACAGACAGAGAATCGCCCGGTTCATTGCAGTCAGCTGATCGCGTGTTAACTCCTGATACATTCTTTAAAAACCTAGCAGGAAGAACTTCAAGTGCAATAGAATCAGGCAGCGGCGGAAATATAAGTACCGGAAACATATCTAGAGGTGCAGGCAATGGTCAAACACCTGTTCCACCAGCTAACTATTCAAGTAACTTTGACTTTAGTCCAGAATTAGGATCTTTGAGTGCTAGATACGAATCGAGAGGCAATCCTGCAACTATTGGTTGGGACAGTACAGGTGGCTGGAGTTATGGAACATATCAGCTTGCTGCAAATAGAGGTGTAATGAATGAATTCCACCAATGGTTACGAGTAAATCATAGAGAATTAGAATCGCAATTAAATGAAGCAGGAGGTCCAAGTGCAGCAAGAGCAGGTACAGATACATATAAAGCTGCATGGGCCCAAGTTATGGGAACTGCTGAAGGTGCTGAAGCTCAACATCAATATGCAGTTGTAAAATATTTTACGCCTGCGTCAAACTCGATTAAAACTAATACAGGTCTTAATGTTAATTTAAGATCAAAAACTGTTCAAGATGTAGTTTGGTCTACGGCAATACAACACGGAGCAGGCGGTGCAAAAAATATATTCAAAAGAGCTTTAGGATCGTTAAATTATCCACCTAATGAAATTACATCAACACAGCCCACTGATGGTGCATTAATTAGAGCAGTTTACGGGGAACGTAGAGCTAATAATGGTTCTAAATACTTTGGTAGTAGTACAGCATCAGTTAGATCAAGTGTTGTTAATAGATTTTATAATGAAGAAGCAGATGCTATTAGAAGTTTAGAACAAGAAGTAGCAGCAGCACAAGAAACTCCTCCAACTATTGAACCAACAGATAACACAGCTGAAATTAGATCAGTAACACCTACATCTAACCCAAATGTGCAGTAAGGTAAATATAATATGAGCCAATTAGAAAAAAATTTATACAAACGTGTAAAAGTAACACCGAATGCTCCAACTGCAAGTGTTGGTAAAGCATATCGTGGATTTTCTACAGTCGCAGATACTAAAAGTTTTAGCGTATATGATTATGAGCTTATAAAACAAGATTTAATAAATCATTTTCACATTAGACAAACTGAAAAACTTAGTGATCCTACATTTGGTACAATTATTTGGGATATTTTATATGAACCTTTTACTATAGAAGTCCAAGAAGCGATAATTGAAGATGTTACTACTATTATTAATTTTGATCCTAGGATTAAAGCAGAAAATATCGAAATTGATACTTACGAACAAGGTATACAAATTGACTGTAAAATTACAATACTACCTTTCAATATTACTGATCAATTGCGTTTTAGATTTGATAAAGAAAACGGTTTACTTCAATTATAAAATTATATACGCACTTTTTGTTATAAGATAAATATTATCATAAACAAGGAAAACGTACATGTCTGCAAACGATAGACAGTCAAGGTTACTTGTAGCCGAAGACTGGAAAAGAATTTACCAATCATTCCGTAACGCTGATTTTCAAAGTTATGATTTTGACAACCTTCGTCGCACAATGATTAATTACTTACGCCAAAATTATCCTGAAGACTTTAACGACTATATTGAATCGAGCGAATATCTTGCACTGATTGATATGATTGCATTCCTTGGGCAAAACTTATCATTCCGTATTGATTTAAATGCTAGAGAAAACTTCCTTGAAACTGCTGAAAGACGTGAGAGTATATTACGTTTAGCCCGTATGCTATCGTATAATCCAAGACGAAATCAAGCAGCTAATGGTTTATTAAAATTTGATACAATTAAAACTACTGAAAACATTTTAGATTCGAACGGTTTAAATCTTGCAGGTATTACTGTAAAGTGGAACGACCAAACAAATACAAATTATTTTGAACAATTTACTAAAATTTTAAATTCTGCACTCCCTTTATCAAATTCTATAGGCAACCCTTTAAAGTCTGCACTTATTTCTGATGTACAAACTCAAAAATATCGCTTAAACGCAACTAATACAGGTCAAGCAATTTATCCATTTACAAAAAGGGTAGAAGGTGTAACTACTAGATTTGAAATTGTAAGTACTGATATAAGCGGCGAAGATATTTTAGAAGAAGCGCCGTTACCTGGAAATAGTCCTGCATTTTTATTTAGAGATGACGGTCAAGGTGCTGGCAGTGCAAATACTGGATTTTTTATGCACTTCCGCCAAGGCAAACTAGAAACAGGTAATTTTAATGTTTCGAATCCAACACCAAATCAAGCAGTTCAAATCGACGCTGAAAATATAAATGATAGCGATGTATGGCTATTTTCTTTAAATAGTGCAGGTTTTGAAAATAATGAGTGGACAAAAATAGACGCCGTTGAAGGAAATAATGTAATTTATAATAGTTTGTTTAACCAAACTAGAGATGTATTTGCTGTAACAACACGAGTAGGAGATAGAATTAATCTTGTATTCAGTGACGGCGCATTTGGAAATTTACCTTCGGGTAATTTTAGAACATTTTATAGAACAAGTAGTGGAAAAAGAAGTGTAATTACCCCGTCTGCAATCGGCACAGTAAGTATCGATATACCTTACCAGTCAAGAACTGGTGTACAGCACACACTTACTGTTGGATTAAGATTAAATTATACTGTAAACAATGCAACTGCTGCTGAGTCTAATACTGAAATTAAACAAAACGCACCTGCTACATATTACACACAAAATAGACTAATTACAGGAGAAGATTATAATATTGGTCCTCTTGCAATTAGCCAAGATATTATAAAAACAAAAAGTTCAAATAGAATTTCAAGTGGAATTAGCCGCTTTTTTGATTTAAAAGATGCTAGTGGAAAATATTCAAACACTAGTTTATTTGCAGACGACGGCGTAATTTACAAAGAAGAATATACAGAAAAACAAACATTTACGTTTGCAACACAAACTGACATCGAAGGTGTAATATATAACACTGTAGAAGGTATTTTAGGAAATATTAACACACAAAACTTTTACCTTTCAAAGTATCCAAAAATTATTGTTAGTGATTTAAGTGCTTCTTGGTATCAACCGGACGAGGCTTCTAATTCTAGTACAAATCAATCAATTGGTTTGTTTAGAGACATTGATCAAAATGCATACACTGTAGGTAGTTTTACTGCTAACAGTTTACGTTTATTAGAAGCAGGTACAATGTTAAAATTCGTTGCTCCAACAGGACAACATTTTATGCCTGACGGATCTTTAATGAACGATACAGATAGCGGAGATCATCTTGGTAAAGCAAATTATAAATGGTGCAAAGTTGTTTCTGTTGCAGGAGATGGAACAGCTATAGACGAAGACGGAGTACCTCCAATTAGATTAAATGATACTATTGCATCCGGTGCATTATTAGAACAAATTATTCCTAATTTTTCTAAAACACTTATTAATGATGTAAAAATAGATTTTATAGATCAAACATTTGAATATAAAGATTTTGCACTTCGTTATGATCAATACAACAGACAATGGAAAATAGTTTTAGCAGAAGATATTAATACAATTAGTAATTTTTCTATTGGTAAAGCAGGAGATACTACTGGTGAAAATCTTGATGCTAGTTGGTTATTATATTTTAAAACTGACGGAGAAAAATATACTATTACATACCGTAATTTAAGATATGTAATGGAGAGTGAAGAAGAAATAAGATTTTTCTTTGACGCTGCTGACAAAATTTATGACCCTTCAACAGGACAAATTGTTAGAGATAAAATTGACATTCTAAATATTAACAGAAAACCTGGACAACTAGTTC